AGTTTTCACCTCAGCGGGTTCAGAAGGCACATATACGTGGTATCTTGACGGAGTAGCGGATGGAACGGGATCGATGCCAGTATATAACTACAATACAGGGGTATCTTTACAAGTAGGTCACAGGAGTAATTCGCAAATACCTAACGGTGCAATTGATGATATTCGTTTTTACGATAGGGTTTTGAGCGTTGGTGAGATGACAGCTCTAAAAAACTATCGTAACGACTGGACATATGAGCAGATAACTACAGTCGCGGTTTACGACCCATCAGACATAAGCGCCTCTAATATAACTGAGCTTGCCGGGGCGGTCTCAGCCCTATCAGACAAAGGCACGTCAGGCGCTCTTCCGCTTGCACAGGGTACAGGTGCAAGCCAGCCAACGACGGGAACTAGAGATTTAAATGGCCTTAATGTGTTAGACTATAACGAAGACTTTTTGACGCGCACAGATGCTTTCGTCCCTGTTTCGGGCGATATAGCTATATACAGTGTCCATGTAATAGATTCGGTGGATAATGCAGCAGACAGTCTTCACTCAACATTTGGTGACTTTACTAATGACTGGCAGTTTGACGCCAGAAACGCCTCTCAGTTTAACGGCGGAGTATTCTCTCCCGATGACAGCTTGATATTTTCTGGTGGCCCTTACTCCGGCGCTGTGATAGCTGGGCTGGTATTTGACCTTGCGACTAGTTCTACAGTCAAAGGGTATATGGATAGTGTTCTTAGAGATTCTGGAACGTACACAACGACGCTTAGTACAGGGAGTGTTGTCTTTCGCCTCATGTCTAACCGAGGTGGGGTAAATAATGTTATAGGCGCAGCCGGTATCGTAATCATTACAGAGGATCTTACGGACGCGACGAGACAGAAGATTGAAGGGTTTTTTGCATGGGTCTACGGGCTTACCGCAAACCTTGACGCTTCTCATCCATACAAAACCACACCTCCAAAGAGACTAGGTTAATGCAATACTACGAACTAGCCACTGAAACAGAAGCTGACGCTCTGGCAATTGACACGGGCGCATGTAACGAAACTCATCTTTTTGATCTTGCCATATCAAAATGTCAAGAGCTGGACGAGGAAGACCGCCCCTATTGTGAGGCGAATGTACACGCGAAACGTGAGGGGTGGCACAATACAACAAACCAAAAATGGGATAACCCAAGGCAACACCCCGACACTGGCAAATGGCTCGTGCAGGTTTGCCCACACTACATAACAGATGCTACGATTATAGAATACACATTTCCAAGTGAGGAAGAATAATGCCACATGACGCACTACATCAGTCAACTCACGCTTCAGGAGGCGCAGACGCTATAGACCAGTCCGGTCTTACAGGTAACTTGGCCGTTAAGTCAGCAGCCGGTAGCACTGTGGTCACTCCTCCAGCGGGTGTTGAATATGTATTCCTGGATTCAGAGAACCTAGACAACCAAGGAATTGGGCTGTTAAGTTCTAAAAACAGTGCTGGTAATGTTAGAGTTAGGGATGACCTCGAACAGGTTGCTGGTGTACTCAGACCTAAGTCTGGACAGAACCTAGAGACTGGCACAGCCCTCACTACTTATAGTGCACTGATTGAAGGGGACTTCACAAATGTAGGGTCAAATGTCACTTATTCCATAGACCACTACCAGTTGATAGCTCCTTCACCTGCTACTATTTTTGATGGGAATGATGATTTCGATACGTCCAATGCAGCTATGCGTGATGGTGGCGATCAGACATTTATTACTGAGTTCAGGCTTAATGCTATTCCTGGGGTTTTGGTTTCGCTATTTGGAAATACCGCCACCAATACGAACGGTATAGCGCTATTTATAAACACTTCCGGTCAGATGTTCACATTTATTGAGAGTGCTGGTACGGGGACAAATGGTCCCGTAACCGCAGCACTTTCTATAGACACCGATTACCGTGTGTATGTGTCCTATGACAATGTAAACTCAAAAATATACACAAGAGTTGAGCTGAAAGACGGGACAAACGTTTCAGACGTTACACATTCTGTAACGGCAGACTGGAACACAGGTACTCAATCAGATGGTAGTTTCTCTTTAGGGGGAAGAGGTGGCGTAGGTCCAGATGTCAAAGTACTCAACTTTGAGATGTATAAGAACAACGTTGGGTCACATGCAGGTTTCAACGGGTTATGGTATTTAATGACGCCACAAGCCTCAGCTTTATTGAGGGTGATATGCGCGAGAGGGCTGGATGACGCGGATCTGCCTAATGGCGAGGGCAGTTATTCGTATATTACAACAGGCAACCCACAAGTAGTAGCGGTTACAGACGGTAATAGTGCGGTTGACACTACAGTACTTAACGCTGCCGCAACCAACTACGCGCCCGGAACTTTTGAGGCATTGGATGAAAACGATAACCCAATAACTGACGGTAATATAACCTTAGATTATAACATCAACGGCGCTGGGTTTACTGGTAGTTTGATTTCATTGAATGCGTTTAAGGCGATACCCGCGTCTACGTTTGCCGCAGCTACTAACCTCGCGATACGTACTAGGCTAATACTGGCGCAGACATTGAAGTCTGTTTCTATTCAGACTACGAACTCAAAAAGTGTTCTTGATTCGACGGGTGACTTGTATACGGAGGTCGATGGAGTTGAAGCACATAGACTTTCTTTGAAAGAGAACATGATACCTTTCTACAACGATACTGGGTTAGAGATAGCTCGCGGTAAGTTGATAGATGTTTCGGGTGTTGACGCTGCAACTAGGATACTGAAAGGCACTTTAGCTGATTCAACAAGCCCCGCAACTTCCTCAGCCGTTATCGGTGCAGCACTTACCGCCGTAGCGAATGGAACTTTTGGTTACGCTACCAAGATGAGTAGACTTAGAAAACCTAGACACTTCTGGATTGAGTTTGGGAGGAGTTGCGTACCTGGGAACAGCAGGGGACCTAACGAGTACTAGGCCTGTATACCCAGCAACCATTCTGATTGCTGGCTCCGTCACTAAAGTAGACGCTAGTAGCGGAGTAGTGCAGTTCGACCTAGCGAGATTCACTAGAACATCAGCTTCTAAGTCGTATACATTCCCTTCTCAGGGAGTTGGGGCAGGAACTTACTATAGGGGTGGATTTTATGACTTTCCTACTACTGCTGCCAACCTCTCTCAAGCTTCGCTCACTGTAACACACGGCTCGGCTAATGTAGTATACGCAGCACACGCTGGTATAGTGCCTAGCGGCCCAGGTACTGTGGATACTGGAACCGTAGGGCTGAAGGTTACTGGAACACTGGATTCTGAAACTGGCGTACAAACAGCAGCTCAAGAGGGGATCATAACTACTGACATTACTACGCTGACAGCAGATGTGTACGCTGAGACTGCGGAGAAGTTCAGTGGTACTGTGACTTTTGAATTATATGTAACCTCTGGATCCCCGACTACTTACTCTCTCGATTTCAACTACGGGTATTCTAAGTATGAAGATGTCGGGAATATAGACTTCACCATTACTACTTTTGAAGCGGTATGGTATGGTGGGGCGAATGACACGACAGCAGACATTGAGCTATTACACCACAAGACTACTGGCTGGACCTACGCTGCTACAGGCTTCGTACCGGGAGACGGAGCTATTTGCCAGAAGTCAACAGATCAACAGATCTCGGGTGATATCTCAAAACGGAGAGGAAGGGGCGTATAAGCGTAGCGGACTTTCGCAATTCATAGATGGTAATGGATCGGAGGGTTCTTTGGTTCGGGTGACTACGGGCGCCGCGAATACCTTCCAATCCTTGGATCTTCACATTTTTGGAGTTAGTGAAGAACTTGCCTAATGGATAAAGAATTGTCAGACGCTCTCGATCAAAAGTTCAGTATGCTTGTAACTCAGATTGAAAACAAGTCGCTGACTAGAGAGAAGGGATACACCCAAAAAACGCACGATCTCGAAAGAGCTACCGACGCGTTGAAGGCCGATAACGAAGACATATTGAAAAGAACAGAGAAGCTATTCTCATATATTGATGAGCTCCGCAAAGTAGGTACTGTGCTTGAGGGCGCAGTACAGAAGCTTGCTTCTATAGCGGATTCAACCGTAGATCAAGAGGCCAGAATACGCAATATAGAGAAAAATTGTGGCACGTGCGCAACACTATTTGACAAGAATGAAGATCAAGAAAAGAGGATTCGCAGTTTGGAGAAGAGTATGGCAAAGTTTATAGGCGGGTTAAAATTGTGGGGTGGTTTGATGGCAGGTTGTACAATACTAATATCTTTGGCCGCTCTTGTAGTCAGTATTTTGAAGTGAGGACGAATGACTTTAGCTGAGTACATCGAAGAAATACGAGATGGCCTTAGGGAAATAACCCCAGCCTTCTTTACAAACGCAGAGCTCATGCGGTACATCAACCGTAAAGAGCTGGAGTTTGCGCGGAAGACAAAGTGGTTGACTACTGAGCTTGACATAGCCTGGGAGACAGATGGCTATTCCGTACTACTACCCTCAGACTTTATTGCTGTGGACTTCGTATTACTGTTTGGCGAGAACAGCACTGACTACCTTGAGAAGCGCGGAGGCAGGGCCAGAGCAGATACTTCTGAGATGGACCCCGGATACCGGCTGGACAAGCCCAACAACAAAATCATCTTGACTGATGAGACTGATATGTCAGATGGCTCCACTCTCAGACTTAGCTATATCCAGAAACCCACGCCCTATACTGATGAGGTGGCGGATCTCGCTGTTGAATCGGACTTAGGGGATGAGTTCGCTGAGGTGATAATCAATGGGGTTATCTCCCTGGGGCTGGTGAAACAGGAGAGATTCAACTCTGCAAATTACCACGAAGCCGCATTTAAGACTGGTGTGGTTGAAGCCAAGCGATATAGAAACGAACGCGAAGGTAAAAACGTACGGAACATTGAGCACTAATGCCCACAGAAAAACTTAAACAGATCAACTTCCTAGCCGGGATGAATCCGGATAGGGCTGATCTTCTGTTGAACGCTGAGATTGGGGAGACTGGGCTTTTAGAAAATATGGTGATGAGCCAAAGGCCAGGGGCACTTGACCACATGCCAGGCAATTTGTTTTTCAATTCAGTCCAGGGTGCCGCAGATAGCACCACCATTTCAGCTGACAACATAGTACGATTCTACCAGTCTAACGGATCCGCGCAAACCATAGTTGCCTGGAGTAACGTAGGCGTTTATGGCATAAGCATAGTGACTGACATTTCGGAAACCGTAATAACTTCCGCGCTCTCGGCCCCCGTTACTGACTGGTCCGTTTATCAGGACGTTCTGTATTTCGTGAATGGTACCGGCTTCGTATACAGCTGGGATGGTTCGACCTTCGCTTCCGTGGCTACGCCAGTGGTGGGAGCTACAAACTTCGCGCCCACTATCATTGAGCAGCACAAAGGAAGAATGTATTATTCAGGTGATACTCCCCTGCCCTCGACTCGTCATTTACTCTGAGCCACTGACCCCCGCTATTTTTGAATCTCCCTTTGAGAGTGACATAAACGTATTTGATGACGATGGGGATAGGATCACAGCCCTTCAATCTTGGGGTGATAATCTCTATGTCTTCAAGACGCGCAGGGTTTACACCTTCGTCAACTCTCCACCGAGAGAGATTGTGCCCTCGGAATCGCCAGGTGTTGGCGCTTTCGGTAAGGGCGTAGTACAGAAGACGCGCTTCGGTTTGATCTTTTTGGGAGAGACCGCTATTTACCTTTTGACTTCAGCTGGTGCCAGGAACATAGCGCCGCAGATCTCTGCCGCCAGGCTCAGAGGTTTGGTATCGAATGCGAATGGGGAGTTCAGCTCTGCATTCCGCAAGGGAGTGTACTACATTTTCATAAAGACCCCAGACAAAGCGCAGATAAATGGTGGATTCAGTCTTGACTTTAACGCTATAGATTACGGGCTACAGTTCCCAGCTATATCCACAGTGACCAATTTCCCAGTAGCCGCCTCAGCTGTATTCAATGGAGCTGTTGATGCTGGAGAGTGGTATGGCTGCATGGCCGGTACCAACAATGTACTCAGGCTCGACGGTACCACACCCACCTACTACCAAGACACAGCAAACCCCGCAGTCCTACTGCCTGGAGTTATTACCAGTAAGTGGGAGGACGCCGGAAACTCTTGGCAGGTAAAGGAATTGAGGGTGATGTACCTCTACTTTCACCAGGCGATTGAGGAATTGAAGGTAACTATTCAGTATGAGCTGGACGCCACTACCGGGACCTACGAAGTTGACTTCGCAGTGCAAGAGGATGCCAGCCTTTGGGATCAATCCTTATGGGATGATGCGTTGTGGGATGGTCAGCATGTATTCTTTCACAGGGTTGTATTGCCAGCTGGGATCTATGCGCACAGGTGGAGGATCAAAGTGTTCACTGAATCCGCCAGTTCCGAGACTAACTTGGACGGATACGAATTTGGTATTCTTTGAGAGTAGCTGAGGGAGTTATGAGTAGTACTATATCTAGAATTGTACCTGGTAATGGTTTTGAACCACAGACACTTATCAAGTCTTCTGAGGTAGATGCGGAGCTAGATCAACTAGTGGCAGCCCATAACTCACTAGTGACTGATAAGCTAGAGCGTGACGGAACGCAGGCTATGTTGAGCAACCTTCCTATGGGTGGAAACAAGCTGACTAACCTGGGAGACGGTACCGCTTCTGGCGATTCAGTTGAGTATGACCAGTGGCAGGCGTCAATAGCGAGTACTATCGCCGCAGCTATGTTGCTTGATGGTACTCAGAATATGGCCGCGGATATCAATATTGGTGGCTTCAAGACAGTCAACATGGCTGCCGGTACTACGGCTGGTGATGCTATTGAGTATCAGCAGTGGTTGACCAAGAACAATACACAAGACGCAGAGATTGCCGCACTATCCACAGGGTACTCCAGGCGTACTGCAGTCATAGCAATAGCGATAAGTACCGCGCCCCCACCCACTGAGGTTCTGGGAGATAGGTACATTCTAGATACTAGTGGCGCACCTAACGCAGCGTGGGATGGCGCAGCGCAGAATGATATAGTTGAATTCAACGGTAGCGTGTGGGAAGCCACTACTCCTCTTGAGGGGTACATCACGTACGTTGATGATGAGAATAAAGACGCAGTGTTTGTTGACGATGGCACCCCAGCGTGGGAGCTTCGGCCAGTAATAATAACAAGTCATCTAGACCTTTCCGACATTGGAACCAAGACCCACACTGAGATTGATACTCACTTGACTGGGAGCGGAGCAGATCACTCAGACGTAGCGCTCAACAATACTCATCGTGGAAGTGATGGTAAAAATCATAGCGATGTAGTCCTTAATAATACTCATAGGGGGAGTGCTGGGACTGACCATAGTGATGTAGTTTTGAATAACTCTCATCGCATCAGTACAACAAACCCGCACTCAGTAACCAAGACGCAAGTCGGGCTTAGTAACGTAACAAACGATGCGCAGCTGAAGGCAAGTCAGCTACAAACTACTATTACTGACGATGACACTAAGGTCCCTAGTTCCGGGGCCGTGGTTGATTACGTGACAGCCAATGCCCCTGTTGTGCCAACGTTCAAGGGCATCCATAACGGAGGAACCACTGCTTCTGTTTCAGCCTCCATTGATGTGGAGTCCAGCATAACCGCAGCTAACTGGGACGCCGCATGGTTTGACTTTACTTTCAACTATAGCTTCAACGCGGTGGGGGTCAACTACCCTTTCATCATAACAGGAAGATGGTTAAAATCTGCAGGCAGCGCGCAGAGTCATTGCCAACTAAACGGCATTTATGCGACTGGTGTCGGTGGACAGAACTCTTGGATACACGGCTACACATCCATTCCTTCTGCCAGTTCGACAGGCAATTTCTTCAGTGAGCTAGGTTTTAATAATCCTTTATCAACCATGACCCCGAGAACCACATCGGGCGCAACCTACGTCACATTAGGATTCGTAAACGTTGTGTCCAGTGACCTTGAGGGAACGAAGCTAGACTTTTTAGGTTTTGTTGATAACGACCATTGGGGGACCTAATGAGGTACCTGCTTCTAATCTCTTTACTTCTTTGCGTAGGCTGCTTGAGTACTACGAAGCAGACTGAGGCAGTGAAGGTAGCGGTTGAAGATAACAACAACCAGACAAACAAGATTTCAAAACTCATTTATGACATGACCAAGTCTACATACGAAGCTGATCCAACAAACCCACAGGCTGCTATTAACTATTCAAATGCTAAACAGATAGTCAGTGTTCCCTTGCCCTCCCAGATCCACCTCCCCCCTGTGGTGCCAGCGGAAGTGGTGAAGGGTGGGCTCGGGCTGATAGGGCAATTAGGAATAGGTGGTGGGGCGCTTACTACTCTGACTACTATTGCATTAGGGCTGTTGGCAAACAAACATAAGAAGGACGCGAAGAAACTCATCCAGATGGATAAGGAAGAATCGCAGACTTACGCTAAAGAAAGGGGGCTGGCGTGAAGATAGTCAACATGCAAACTGTTGAAGACCTACGGCCCCTAGCCTACGACCTTGGCGCAATCCCCGACATAGACGCTCGAGTGTTCCAGGTTGAGGTGGGAGATTCTTTAGCTTTGACTATTCTACACAGACTTGACAGGACACCGGAAATGGTGTACCCTGTGTTGATTGAAGGTAATACTAACGTGTGGATAACCGGGATTACCAATACTGAATTTGTTGTCAACAGGTCAGCTGATGTAGCTGTGCGCTTGCTTGCTGTGTAATGGAGCTAAAATAAAAACATGGGATTCTGGAATGAAGTTAAGAAGGTAGGCAAGAAACTGCCTGGTGCAGCAGTGTCAGGCGTTACTGGTTTTCTAACCGGAGGCCCAGCTGGCGCTGCCGTAGGTATAGGAAGCGCGCTGCTCGGTGGAGGTGACGGCGGTTCAGCTGGGGGTGGTGGCGCTGGAGCTACTGGACTACCGGAGTTGGACAACTTACGTAGGACTTTAGCAAACGAAGCTTCTGCCTTACCCGGTCAAGTAGTGTCGCAAATTGAAACAACAAATGACGCACTACGTAATACAGTACAGGCCCAAGAGCAAGCGATACTTCAGGAAGCTGAGAGAGTTGGCGCAGTAAACACAAACCAAGCAAACGAGATACGCCGCATATCAGAACAGACTGGCCAAAGCCTTTCAACAGTCATGGACCAGTTGTTGGGCGAGAAAGGAATAACCGCAGTCTTCCAGAGACTTGAGCAGGAATCCCCACAGATAATAGTACAAGCCGACGCAGAGAACGAACGGTTAGTTCAAGCAGCCAATGAGCTGCAGCAAGCTTCGGCTCAAGTAGCGCAACAGTTCCCAGAGTTCGTTGCACAGAACCAAGACATAGCCAACAGGCTAGGAAATATCCAGAGCCAAAGCCAACAATTTATTGATTCAGTGACAGCCCTCACTCCAGCCGCGACAGAGAACATTGAAACTCTCGGTGGCATTCAGAGTACATTAGGTGGGCTAGGTGGTCAGGCTCAAGACTTGTTTACTGGGGCCGGGAGCTTAGAGGAATCTTTGGTGGCAGCAACCGAAGAGGACTTGGCGGTACAAGAGGCCAGGGAGCAAGAGGAACTATTGAATCTCCTTGGCACTCAGGGCATAGCTGATAGTGGCGCAGCCAGACAATCCCTCAGAGCGCTTCAAGAAAGCCAAGCGAGAAGAAGAAACACGACAGTAAACCAGGTACGCTCCCAAGCCAAAGCACAACAGTTTGGCCAGCAGGCCCAAGCCCTACAGTTGGGTACCGGGATTGCAGGACAGCAGACAGCCACAGCTGGCGCTCAGACTGGCGCAGTGACTGGCGCCGCGAATGTAGCTGGCACTGGTGCTGGCATAGCCCAAGGCGCGGAAGCAACTGAAGCACAGAGACTTGGAATTGAATCCCAGGTAGTTGGACAAGGGGCTGACTTACTTCAAGCCCAGAACGCAGTGCTGCAGAGTGGCCTAGCGTTCATTGATTCCCAGGGCAACTTGATTGATAGGCAGACTGGCCGCGCACTTCAGGGCCAAGACCTTGTATTGAGAGCAGCCCAGGCCAGAGGCACAGCAGCAACCGGAGCTGGCAATGTCGCCTTGAGTAGCGGGAATGTTGCAACGCAGGGTGCGTCGCAAGTAGGAGCGCTGGAGAGAGACACAGCAGTACGCTCAACCTCAGCACCAGGCGAAGCCGCTAGAGTTAGCCCTGGAATTGAGCAGCAGGTACTCAGCAACATAAGCGGTGGGGCGACTGGCTTGGGACAATTGGGTTTGACTGGGACAGGCCAAGCAATCTCAGCCAGCCAGACTGCATCACAGTTAGCTGACGAAGCAGCCAGGGAAGAAAACCAAGCGTTGATTACCGGGATTCAAGATACGTTTAAGGAGGGCTTTAAGCTTCCGCCCATCTTCGGGCCGGAAACCACACCAACCCCATCAGCCCCAGTAAGTAGTTCACCTTTTCCCATAGCACCAAGGGGGATTTAATATGGCCACGCGCACTCACTAATTTTATCATTGGCGCCGGCAGAGCGTCGAAGGAACGCAAAGCTTTAGCTGAAGCCAAGGCCAAAGAGGATCGCCAATTCAACAGGAATATGGAGATGCTGAACCGTCGAGCTGAGATTGAGCAGGCCAGGCAAGACGAAGCTTTTGAAAACCAGAAAGAGCTGATCGGAATTCAAGACACCATCGTGAGGGGTAGGACTGAGCAAGCCCTAAATGACACCAGAAAAGATAGTGATATTCAGTTTGCTCGCAAGGCAATACTGGATGCTACACGTCTCGCGGCGAGCGGAACCTATGGTGCAGCCGCAGCTCAGAATCTCGCTAGGACCTTGGCTCCATTGATGCAGCTACCTCACGTTAAGGCAGCATTTGGAATAGATCCAGAGACGCCAGGCTCCGAGGCAGCCAACGCTATGGCAGGCGAGATAGCAAACAACGCTTCCGCTGTAGAGAAAGCTGTGACCGACGCAGCAAAGAGTGATGTAGCAGACATTGAGGCAGCCAAGAAAGGTCAGGCTGAGGTTGATGCTTTCACAGCAAAAGTTATGGAGGGAGACACGGAAGCACTAGAGACTTTTGAGGCACTACCTCAAGAAACCAAAGACGAGATAATAGGGTTTGATTTGGGAGAGGGAATCTCAGAAGGGATTCGAGGGTTTGCAACAAAAGCAGTTGAAGGAATCGGCTCTTTGTTTTCAAGTGGTGCTGACGCAGGCGCTTCGCGTAAAGCAAGCAGAGAAGCTGACTTGACCAATAGAGGATTGCCAGTAGACGACGTGCTTGCACAGAAGTACATCACTACCGGAGAAGATCAATATATCCAATTGCTACAACAAGAAAGTTAAAGGCACTCCCAGTCTGATAACTAAAAACGATCCAGCCCTATCGCAACCAGGTATGTTCAGCATGCCTACACTGGAGACACTACCGCGCACGCCAGCACCAGCTCCGCTGCCAGGCATTCAGCAGTCCACCGCTATTCAACCCATAGACGTAGGCGCTTTAGCTGCCCCTGCGCCCCAGACTATTGAGCAACTACCGCTCCCGCAAGAAACATTTACTGGACTATAAATGGCCGAGCCCATTGACTTCTTCGGTCTCGCAAAGAAGACTGATGACGCTGCAAAGAATATCACTACGCAGATAGATCCCCTTGCCGACCTGTTTTCTTTGCAGCCTGGTCCGAAGACTGTACTTAACGCTCCACCTTCAGATCCACTCAATCTCAACCAGCTCTTCTCAAATCAGTCATTGAAGCAAGAGACTGAATCTGGCTTCTTTAACCAGCTGGCCTCAGTAGTTTCTATCCCACAACAAGTACTCTACACTGCAGGAAAGAACCTGGGCGAGGAGATAATGGGGAGAGAGTTGAGTAACAAAAGGTTTGGTGAGGAATTGATGGACGCCATTGAGGGGCGCGGCTCAATGACATTCAATGATATCCTGAAGTCTGTTGATATGGATGAATTAGATTTTAAGATACCCGGCCTTGATATACAGAATCCCTATATGAGAATCCCGGCTGCAATTCTTGTTGGTATTGGGTCAGGCATATTGGCTGGCCCAGCCGCAGGAATCGCTGTTGGTTTTGGGCTAGAGGGGGCCGCCCGTGGTAAGGGTTTAATCAGCTCTATTGCTGATGTGTTCGTTGACCCACTCAACAAGCTACGCCTATTCCAGACTACAAGAAAGGGCACTGAAGCACTACGGGGAGCAACCAAAGCAGACAGCTACCTCACACAGATTGCCAAAGGCGAGAGAGCCATCTTTGATTTAGAGGGTAGTCTTGGGCTAGGAAAACCTATTGACGCATTCTTCGACGCAGCATTTAAGCCTATTGATTTGGTAGGGAAAAACGCTGGCCGCATTCTAAACGCGCCAGGTGCGAAGTGGGTTCAAGATGTAGCCAACCCCTTCACCGGAATGATTGATGCCAGGGTAGTTCAACCTGTAGTGACTGGCCTCTTCCAAAGGAATGGTGCGCTGGCATTAGGTAAGTACTCCGGTGAGCTGGACATAGACGCAGTCTTGGATACTGCCGTGGAGAAGTACCCTGAGATGATAGAGAGTATCCGCAAGTCAGACTTGAGCCCAGCTAAAAAGCTGCAGAAGTTTGTCAACGAGATGGAGAACATTGGTGAATTACGTGTAGCCAAGGCAGCAGAGGACGCGGCCAAGGTTATGCAGGAGAACTTTGACAACGATAACCTACTTAAACTTGAGGGGGCCAGCGCTCTACGTAAGCTGGGCTTTATGGATGAGAGTGTGGTACGTAAAGTATCCGCTGAGGATCCCGCTGAGATGGTCGCGCGCATACAGGCTGAAGCGCCCACCATGAAAGACAATATGAGATTGAGGGATGATGTTGAGATGGACCTGCAGCGCAGGAATGCCAACATCGACACCACACTACGGAAAGACACCCAAACTAAAATCAATCAGCTCTCTGTGGAAGCAGATAGGCTGATGGAACAAAGAGAGCAATTAGCTCCGCTACCTCCCAGCGCCCAGAAGTTTCTGAAAAAGACAGCCAAAGAAATAGGCGCTGAAGAGCATTTTGAGCTGGTGCTGGCAGCCAACGCAGCCGGACTGGGAGTAGAGGCGACTGAGCAGACTGCAGATATTCTGAGGAAGCTCAGAGCCAAGGCTGGCAACGACGTGATTGGCGCCAGGCTGGATGATATCTACAAAGAGATGGATGATTACGCTGAGGAGCTTAGGAAGGTTGAGGGTGGCAACAGGATAGATACTGTTGAGCGCCAGGGAATGGCAGACCTCATCACTACCATGTTTGGCAAAGAGATGTCGGAAAACATTAGGGCATTCTGGAGTGATGCTGGCTCTGCAATCAGAGAAGGGACAGACGAAGCCAACGAGATTGCCGTGCAGCTGGTGACTAACTTCAAGCAAGGGGACATGAACAAACCAATGGGCATGTTCATGAATATCTACGGTGCCGCAGGTATAGACGATGCTTTCCATGCTATCAGTAACTCAGTATTTGACAACCTGTTTGGAAAGAACGCCGCTTTCACTGAGATGGTGCAGAAGATCAACCCCAAACTGACAGACCCCGCGTCTCTACGCGCAGCTTTCGAGGATCAATTCTACTCAGCAGCCAAGTACGGCAAAGCCAAAGCCGACGCGGCAACCAGTGGTTTCCTGGGAAAAGTAGTTGATGGCGTGCGCGGTTTCTTCCGGATGATGGAGGGAATGATTCGCGGAAAACAATTCAGATCCAATGATGTCCACAAACAGATATTGGGATTCATGAATGACGGTAACTATTTTGAGAAGCTTCGTAAAGCTGGAGCTGAGGGTGGCGAGACTTTACTCTCAAAGGGCGCAGTCACCAAAAACTCTTTGGCTGAGGATGCGCTGGCCGCAATGAAAGAGCTCAAGGCTGCAGGTATGTTACCTGAGGGCCTGGGAATGAAGCCATCAGTCAACGGCCTGGTGCCCATCCCACTCTATGAACACCGCGACGCCTTTGAACAGATACGCCAGGCAGGCTATGACTATGGGGCGTTGACTTCAGCTGACATATCCAAGGCTGGAAGCAAACGCCAGGCACTGTACACCAGTCCTCAACAGCAAAACTTGATTGCCGCTATCGTTGATCCCAAGAATGAATCTTATGTGAAGGGGATCTTGAGTGATGCTGAGTATGATGAGCTGGCGCAGCTGGGCTCATTCAATAATGGTAAGTTTACCTATCGTGGTGACCTGTCTTCCATAGCCCAACCTGGTACGCCAGCGTGGAATTCTCTTCAAAAGATACGCGAGACGTATGAGGTTATTCCCTGGGGAATGTATGAAACGAATCTCGCTACCCTCAAAGTGCACATGGCGCGCAGCCTGGGCCAGGTGGAGACCGCTGGAGTTATAAAAGCTATCGACAAAATTGCTGTGGGTTCTGAGAAACAGCTACTCAAAAGAGTAAAGGCTTCACTCATCAACAGCCTGGACGCTGCATTCATTCAACCAGAAGCAGCCAACGACATTGCCACAGTACTCCGGAAGTTCCCCTCACTCAAAGCTCAAGATGAGATTGAGAATGGGTTGCGGCTACTAGCTAAGCAGGACCTCACCTCGAAAGAATATATTGAGCTGAGAGATACGCTGTTCAGGGCTTCCGAGAAGATGCCGGTAGATGGTAGGGCGGAATTGCTTCGTGTGATGGAAGCATTGCCAGCCAACACTGCCGACGCCGCAGTCTCCCCCACTCTAACTAGAGCTGCCGCTCTCAACAGACTTGTTGGGAAAAAGAACATAAGTGAAAAAGAATTGGCTGGCGCTTTGGGTGTGGATGAGTTCACAGCTGGAGCTCTCGAACAGTCACCTCAGTTCAAGAAAATTACTCAAGAGATTGAGGCGAAGAGAGGAGGTACTCCTCAACTCAGGAAGGGCGAGCAACAGCTGCCCCTGGATGACAAGGTGCTCGACACCAAGCTCCGTACGAAAGAAGAATTAAAGGCACTCAAGCTGCAGGGCTGGGAGAAGTTCAACCCTAAGGGATCCGTTCCCCCACTCTTGGAGCCCATGCGCGGCAAGATGATCCCCCAAAGAACTCAGTAGATGGATGAGCACCTCAGAAGTAAACCTGGGTAAATCTTTCGAGCAATCAGGCAAGTTGATTGGGCGTGTAGTGAAAGGGTTCAACGATGTTGAGGCCGCGACTGCAGTCAAGTCGTGGCGCCGACGCCCTAGAAAGTAGCGCTCTCGGCCAGAAGTTCTTTCCTAAGGGTGTTGGAGAAGGGGTGCGCAATGCTGGCTCCAGGCTACTCAGCTCTGCCAACCTCGACTACATCACCAATATATTCAAGTCTCAGATACTGGTTTCCCCCTCATACCATGTGAGGAATGCTGTGTCTGGCCTGGTGGTCAACCTCATGCATGGCGTCAAACCAAGTGCCCACGCTGAGGCTCTGGACTTCATGTTGAAGCAGAGATACAACAAGAAGACTGGGGAGAAGATTGCCAGTTGGTGGAATGAATTTGTTTCTGGTGGTGGCTCTGGTCAAGGACAACTAGCTGAGATTCAGAGAGATGTGGGAAGATTCCAAGGTGTGATTGACAGGCCAGCCATATCAGCCAACCCTGTCAGTATGAACTTTGGTGTGTACCGTATGAACTTTGAGTTTGGTCAGTATGTTGATGATGCCTTTAGGTTCGCGTCTTACATCGACGCCAGGAAGCAGGGCAAGAATGCGTTTGATTCTATTCAACAGGTGAAGCAACTTCACTTTGATTACAACGATCTTTCAGACTTTGAAAGAACGGTGATGAAGAGGACCATCCCCTTCTACACTTATTTCAGAAAAGCTTTGGCCAGGGATTCACGCCTCTTCATGGAGAGGACCGGGAACTATTACAAAATGGGCCACGTTCTGCAACAGGTAGAGCGCGGAGTTGAGGATCCTGAGGACAGCGAGGTGGTAGCCTCCTTCATTAGGGAGAGACTAGGCGTTCCGTTCCGCAGAAACCCAGAGACAGGGGCCGTAGAATATTTCATGCTTAGTAACTGGATACCAGCTGCCGACTTCGTTGCCAGGTTCATGAAGGATGGGGATGTGGTAAAACCCACTGAGGCTTTCTTTGAGTTCATGAAAGAAAACGCAGCAAACCTCACGCCTATTTTGAAACTGCCCCTGGAGATAGCGCTGAACCACGACTTTTATTTCGGGAAAAAGATTCAGGAATATGAAGGTGAGGAGAGTGACTTTTGGGGCTTCGGTGTTGATGCCCGTATGGTCAAACTCCTCAGGATGATTCGCGTTTTCAATGATGTTGATAAGCTAGTTAAGACACAGGTCCCAAGGGCTGACCGTCCTGACCTGCCGTTAGAGGACCCGACTTCAGCTCTTGTGAATGTGTTTGGTGGCGCGAAGGTTCGGGCAAATCTTGATCCTCAGCTTCAGTTTGATAGAAACGTAGAGAGACCTTTGAGGGATCTTCGGCGGCAAGCCAAGCGCGAAGCCGCTCGCGGTGATACTGTAAACACCGAGACATTGAGACAAGCTCTTCAGGAGGGAGAGAAGCTTCACGCAGAGAAGTCCCGGCGTGCCGCAAAGTCTTTAGGTCGAGTTCGGAAAGGGGATCAGATTGACCCTCTTGCGACGCTTTTCGCTCGCCCGAACCCCGAGAATCTGCCTCGTTAAGTAGCTCGTTAAGTAGCTTTTCCTGAGCATTCAGCTTGTGGTTGAGTAGCCTGTTGTTTCTATGTATCAAATCAATATATTTAACAGCACAGAGTTGGGAGCATAAAGACTTTGCGTAGAGTGGGGAAGTGCTTGGCACTATTGGATCCCCGCATGTTCTGCATCTTATTCTATTCATAATACTCCTTTTGTTCTCATCTTACATCCTCAACAAGCCAGTAATGTTCTTTCAGTTCTGCATACTTGTAATACCCACTGTCATATATGACACAGTCGTGCTCAATTCTAACATCATATGGTTGCGGTGCGTAGTGGAAGTCACAACCTGTAAGATTTTTAGGTTTGAACTTTAAAAATTCAGCAGGGCCTCGTATTCTCAACACTCAATGCATCTTTCTTTCGTGTTTCATCACACACTAGTGGCCTGTCACACACGGTACACTTTAAGTTAAATGATAGTTGTGTTCTCATTATAATACCACACATAAAATAGTACAGGCAACAGACCCAAAAATAAATCAAAGGGTTACGTGAAAATAACGCAGCACCCCACCAACCTAGCGTCATAATTATTAGCATCATCATACTCTAGTACCTCCCTCTTGCGCTCGTCTACTTGTAGTTTGATTGTATGCTGAACATGCCCCGCATGTTTTATTCTCAGGTCCAGCGCTTATGAACTCCTCTCTACATTTAAGACAACGCACCCTCTTTCTTTTGGGTTGCGGCTTCGTATAGTCTCGCACTACCAGGTCAGCGTGCTCTTGGAATATTATTGTATGCATCTTTCTCATATCAATTTAACTCTTTTACGTTTAGGTTTTGCTTTTCCAAATTCTCTCATCAATAACTCTTCAGTAATTCCGAGCTTTTTCCACTGTCCACGCTTTATCTCTATATCCCCATTAACTCCCTTCATTGCTTCCAGGTAGTCGATGCCGAATATTTGACACCAAGCCATTAGTGTGGTACGTTGCGGCCTCCTGGACCCCATCTCTAGTGAGCGTAGAGTGGACACGGGCATATGAATCCCAGCATCAGCCGCCACCTCTTCAACTTGTTTCATTGTCATACCATTATACCTACGTATATAGTAACAGTAAGTTAGTTTTTTATACCCCATTATACCTTTACCTCCTTCAAATCTACAGTACAACCACAGCCACACTTCATACAATACGGCTCTTTGAATCTGGATTTATTATTCCAATGTACTATAGTATGGTATTCTATTGTCGCATTACAACAAGAACTAAGCGCCAAGTGCGCGGTTTCAAGTCTCCTCACAAATCCGCTTGGCTCCTCTTCAAAAGCTGAACATGAACAGCTTTCTCCCGAATAATCTTTTCGACAGTAGCCGCAGTAGTTCAGATTACTTTTAGGTTTTGAACATTCAGGACACTGAAAAGTCCCCGCCTCTTTTAGTTGGGAGAGTTTCTTCCCACAGTGAGGGCAAACTGGATTCCTCTTAACCTCCTTCAACATTTCAAGAGCTTTTGTCCAGCCGTCGTGAGTTTCCTCAAACAATCTCTTGTACTCTTTGCGCTGTTCTTCAAGCTCTTTTAGTTCCTGTTTAGTTACTGTCATCTTTAGATACCTCCTCAATCTTTTTAGCAAACATACAAAATACCCACAGTACAAATACCAGGGGCAGCATTAGCCATTCCATTAGTGCTCTCATGAATTATCCTCCCTTACCAATTCTAAAGTCTCTTTCAAAAAATCTATGTCTTTGTCTTTATCCAACACCAATTTTACTAGAGCCCGTACGGCTTCTGTAACTCCGGCGAGCTTCTGTTCTGTCTTAAACGCATCATTTAGGGCCTTGGGATACATATCCTTTAGTTTCCTCATCTCCCTGTACAGATTGCTGTAATCCTGTACCCTCCGCCGCCACTCGGTTGCGCTGGGCTTGTTGACGTTCCACTTCGGATCCACCATTTCCTCTTGCCATGTTTTCATGAATTCTCCTCCCTTAGTAAAATATTCCGCACTTTGCGCAGTACCTTTGGGCCACGTCCTCCGGATGGTGGCTTGTCAGCTGGCACCTTGGGCACGTTGTTTTTGTCTTCAAAGTGCGGGGCGTTGATTCCTGCCCTCTCTTGGATCCATTCTTTGATTGATCCAACGACAACCTCGTATTCTGCATAACACTCACCGCAAACCTCCTCGCTAAAATCCAAATGATCTCTCCTCTGGCCCCAACCATTATGACTAAGGCTGTAACCTAACGTTATGCACATACCATGTTTCCTCTCCAGTTTCTTATCTCCTATCGCAAGTAGTTTTCCGCACCACCCACAACAAGTAAAAGTTATACGACTCATTTTTCCATCACCTCCACTTTATCTAAACTACTAAAAATCACAGGGTTATGTCCTCCCTCAACATCTACCTGCAAGTGATGCATGGAGAGGGAGAGTATTCTTTCAACCTTTCCCAGACCCAGCACCACTTCCCCTACCCTCAAATCTCCGGCTCTAATTTCAGTTCTTTTCATGGTTCTCCTTTGCCGCAGCATCTAAGTTTAGTAGTGTACGAATAACATCATTCAATGGTAGTCTTTCATTTGATATATAGATAGTATTTAGGAGTGTAGAATAGCTACCTTTGTCCTCATCTACATGTTTATAAATATTGATTTGGTATTGTTCAGCTCTCATCCGTATTCTCCTCAGCTTTATAAACAATAGGGGGAATAACGACACCTTCCTTGACTGCAACTATACCATTATCAAAAAACCTGTTGAACAAATTACCTATTAAACAGCTATGTATTCCATTGTGTGGGGACGATCCCCTTTGTTTTCCAGCAAGTAAGCCTATCCACACAGCCTCATCAAGGGTCATTTGCACAGTGATACTTTCCGGGTATTCATCATCGTCAAGCTCTATTTTCTGTAATTTCATCATTACTCCCTAAAAAATAAACTCTAAAATAGTATATTGTGTCGTGGCGGCAACTTGCCGCGTTGTAGTTTGACGTACGCCATTCCGGCCTCGAAATCGCGGCAGTTTGCAACGATCCATTCTCCAGTGACTACGAGGCATCTTCCATCAACCCCCTCATACCTATAATTCTCTGGAAAAATGTACTCTTGTTTCCAACGACGCTCCTCCTCTTTCTTGTTTCTCTCGTCCTTCTGTTCCCTAAGCTGTCTTCTGCGCCTTTCATTCTTCTGCAAATACTCTTTGTGTTTAATAATGGAGGAGCGAAGGTACATAATCCTACCATGCTGCTTTATAAAGGCTGGGGCTTGGTGCTTCTTTCTTTTATTCGCTAAGTAATTAACGCTTACGCCTAGTACTTCCGCTGCTTCGTCTGGCCTGTATTGTAGTTTTTCTTGACTAATATCCATTACTTGAGTTTCTCCTGAATATATCAACATCACAAACAGGGCATTGCAAAATGGGGCGGTACCTGTCGTGCTCACTATCCCATTTAGCTAGCTCCTCTATGATTTCTCCTGTGTCATGGTCGTATATATCGGGAAAACAGAGCTTATCTGCATCAAGTACGACGCCGCAATGATCACAACTAACAAAATTAATTCTAATATCCATAAAACCACTCCAGGCAATCTGACTTAGAGGGATTGAAAAAATCGCGTGCGCTTGCCAGCTCCCAACCTTTGTTGGTAGGCACGTAGAATTTTACAGCTCTTTTGTTGTGTTTTAATCTAGGCCCAACCAGCATTTTAACGCGCGGCTCGCACCACACTTCCTCATCTGAATCCGGTATCGGTAGTTCAAGTAGCATCATTTCCCCTCCAAAACAGAAACCCATTCAAAATCTTTTTTCTCTTCCAGCCATTTGAAACACAAAGGGCATCGGTAAAAAGTCTTTGCGTTCATAAAGCAATTCTTGTCTTCTCTCCAGGTGCCCTGCGTAAACATAGTGACAGCACAACCGCAACAGTTTGACTTAGGAATCTTTAGCATGATCAACCTCCACACTTTCAACTCTTTCTTTATTCCGTATAAATAGTGTTTTAGGCTCCACGTATTCAGAAAGCCTCTTTATGTCTACCTCAACAGAGTATCTACCATCGACAACCCACACCATAGCGACATCCGGACAAGTTAGATCTAAGAAGACACACTTTTGGCCGTCGAAAGAAACAAAATCCGTTATTTTGTATTTTTTATTCATCTTTCTTTCATCCCAAATAAGATTATAAAAACAATAAATACCGCCATAAATGCCGACGGTATTATGATATGTATACTTTCTAAAAATATATTATTCACTCTCTTTTTCCTCCAATACTTCATTAATGTTCTCTTGCACATCCGCATACAATGCCCAAAATACAATGCTTGTATGTAGCTTTGTCACTCCCCCCTCTTTGAGTGCCTTGACTAACCCCTCACCTCCAAAATTGTCTTCAGCGTAGTCTTCATTGTTAGTATGTTTGAGTACATCGAGGTTGTTTGCGTAATAGATAACCCACTCATGCCCGTCAATAGTTTCGTGAAGGATTCTATCGTTTATCAGCTCCTCTACCTCGTCTCTCTCGAAAACGCCGGCGTTTTGATCTATAGCCTCATCAACTATATTGATTGATAGATCGGAGACTTCGTCCCAGTACTGTTTGTATTTAATATTCATTTTTCTAACCTCGTAAATAAAGTAAAAAAGTAACTAGTAGAAAGTAATGTAAAAAATAGTAATAGTAATGGCTGTATTCTGTTGCTCGATTGTCATCTATGACACCTTATAACGTTCGATGTTTTTCTCTTTCTCTTCTTTCCACTCTTTGAGTAGCTCCTTTGTTAGTTCGATAGCTGGATACCTCGAACCACCCAACGAACTACCGCAACAATCACAAGAGCTATACGAAAAAGCATCATAATCTTGTTCACCTTCTACGGGTGAACAACAAGCCCAATCCCCTGAGATACTTTCGAGCTCTTGCGCTCTTTCTTCACTGCAATCAACCGGCAATTCACCATTGGCAATGAGCATTATACAGTCTTGACACACTTCTTCAGCCTCAGTGTACTGAACGGCCCATAGATCGCCATCTTGCTCTAGTGTCCACACTTCCCCATCTTTGTCAATATACTCTCCTTCTAATACGTTGTACCATGTTTCCCAGTACCACTCGTGTTCAGGGTCCTTCAGTACCTCCTTATCTTCTTCCGACAATTGACAATTGAATACTTCCAAGTCTAAAAAATCAACGTGGTATATAGATACCGCGAGAATCCGACAATAATAGTTCTTTTTTGGTTATAACTTGCATGTTATGCGCTCCTTTGTTGAAGATACTAGACATTATAATTGTTCTTTTAGCTTGTCGTACTCTATTACCATGTTTTGCCTCTTATCAATCCAATTACGATCCCGTATTAGATGTGATGTTTCGTGATGTTCCATCAAATTGCGAGATAATATCATCATAGCGTCATGTATACGTCTTTTTTGCTCTGCATCATAGCCGCCTTCATTGTGCAATTCGTTCTCCAAGTGTCTATGGCTAATAAATGCCTCGAACCAGTAACCGTACCCGGCGTCGTATGCTATAGCGTGCTCTAGTCTCGTTGTTACGCTCATGTCTTTACTCCCTAAAAATAGAATGTTATGGCCGCCCTTCCCCAAGGGGCGACCGAAGTCTGAGAGACAGTATATATGGGATCTTTTTTATGTCAAGTAAAATATATAATAAAATATGCAGTTATTTTTGTGTTATTCAATTTTCTCCCTAGTTTTAGGGGAAAGTGCCAGAAAAATATTTTTGTATTTATTAAAGGTTGATAGTAGGGGGCGCAGTCCTGGAAAGTGTGTAAATATTACCCATCGTCTCCTTATAGTGTCAAAAAGTATATCCCTTACTCTATATAGAATCTATGTTTGTATTTTGTGTTTTATTGTACAGTCGCATTATTGCAACGGTACAACTTCTCTTGTTTATATTGTAGTCAGTCATAGTAAACATTGTAGTCAGTCATAGTAAACATTGAAAGGCAACCGTCAAAGTAAACATTAAAGGGGGTAACGCACAATAGCCAGCTATACACAATTACAATACGTCGCCCGTATTCTCTGAATGCCAATGCATTGTATGTTGCGGAATAGTTTGCGCGCGTGCGCGCGTATAAGGACGGGTATGTATCGTATTCACGTACTATATGTGTGTATTAGTATTACAAATAAGGGGGTGCCTGGGGAATGGGCGGTAGTACGGGTACGGGGTCATTGTATATAGTAACCATGAGAGTGGGTAAGCTCACTTTATTTTTTCTGAGGTAGGGGCCTGTAGTACTTGTAACCATGAGAGTGGGTAAGTTCACTTTGTTTTTCTCGTTCATCTATAGGAAAGGGCGGTATTGTGTGTATAATAGTAGTTTTACTCGTAGGAGACTACCATGAATATCATTAGTGGAGGCAATTTCAACTCTGGGCCAGCCAGTTTCAACCTCTTTTGTAAGGAATGTGGGGAGCTAGTACTGAAGAAGCACCCTAAGAATAGAGCAATGTTCACTGCAGCTCAACCGAATGGGGGACCTGTTTCACTCCCTACTGGTAATTGTAAGAAGAAAGGGTGTGGTGCTGTGTACGATGTGAGGGACGAATCAACTTACGAGACAGCGGCGCCCGTGGAAGAGAAGGGGGAGGTCAAATCAACTCAACCTGAAAAGAAAGTGGCGGTGAGGAAGGCGATGAGGAAGAAAAAAGTGGGACCCAAATCAACAAAAGTGGTGGTTGAAAGTGCGGTTGAGGAGGCGATTGAGACAACTTCTGGCAGTATTTCAGATTTATTGTAGGAATGGCACTGTACCACCGCTGTACCACCACTGTACCAGGGGGGGTGGTACAGATTTGCCCCATCAATCCCGGTGCAATAGTGTCTGTACCACGTGTACCACCGGAATTGATAATGTTGTAGATTTTTGAAGAACCAGGTGTCAAGAATATGCACATATTGAATATTCTTGACACCTGTAATGGTAAGCACTGCCGGTCACAATGTCAATTCCGGTGGTACACGTGGTACAGAATAGGGTATCACCCGAGTTTTCTGGTATCAAATCTGTACCATCGGGTGGTGGTACAGCGGTGGTACACACCGAGCTACAACTTTTTTTGTAGTTGTCTCACCAAAAGAAAAAATTTGACAAAGGGTATTGACACACACTGAGACCTGTATACCATATCTCTCGGAGACTTGCGCTCACAGCAGTTTCTAATATCGTATCCTTGCCGGGATAATCTAAAAGAGACTTTTCGGTCCAGCCCCTCCAAGCTGGACCGAATTGTGAGCGCTGGTGGAGGCACCAATTTTTAACTCTTTTAGCAATAGTTTTAATATGAGCATACGATATTCGGTCGTTGATTCGGCCAATTTAGGCAACGCCTACCCAATTTCTCAGCCAATTGACTTCCCCTCATTCTGTGATGCTTACAGAAAAGAGATTGTCGGAACCCCACACACAACACCCAAACCCCAGCTCACAGCAATTTGCGTAGGGGTTTACGCAGATAGCAAACGCCGCAATGCAAACTTCCAGGGCGCAACACTACTACATGCTGACATTGACCACGACTTCACTTCAGCACTTTACGCCCAGTTACTACAGGACCTCGAATCAAAAAACTACGCATATTTGTTAGTTGAATCACCCAGCTCAACACCGGACGCGCCCAGGGTACGCCTCTATTTCCCACTATACAAAGAAGTACTGGACGTTGAAACGTACAAGCGTGGCTACCTAAAAACATTGAATGCCCACTTCCCCTACATTACTTTCGACAGTCAATGTATAGACCCCGCAAGGTTCATGTATATCCCATCCGAAACGCAGCTCGCAACTTTCCGCGCCAGCCCAGACGGTTCACCAATAGAGTTTATTGAGGAAGAGTACACCGAGCGCCAGCGCAAAGCGATCCCAGAAACCCCATCATACCAGGACGAAGAATACAAGCTTAATAACCTGGACATAGCATTGAGGGACTGGGGCCTCAATACTTTTGATTTGACATTGGGAGGCCACGCACCTCACTCCCCATTTCGCCTTGATTCTGATTCCGGAAACTATAAGGTACATTGGTACGGGATCTATGACTTCCAAGCGAAAGAAACAATCCGCTGGAGCAAGCTTCATGAAGAGATTCAGAAAGACGACACCTCCCACATACACCAATACTACACTCACCTCTTTGAGAAAAAAGACAAGCCAGTCCTTAACCTCAGACAATTTGGCGCAGCACCAGGCGACAAAAATATAGTACCATGCTTTGTCGAGGCCCCTGGCACCGGGGGCCGGTACTATATTACTCTGGACAAGGACCCGGAGATGAGAGGTGAGCGTAAGCTGTACCCACTCGACACCACGCGCAATGAGTTCAAGGTTTGTCTCTCAGCCATAGAATCCGGTTGGGTTGAATCCTATTGGCCCAGAGAGATTCTAGGCTTCCAGGACAAAGAGAACGGACGCTTCAACTTTTTTGCTGATAGTGATTTGAAAGCAAAGTACCGAGCCACTCCAGAATCTACCATAATGTTCCTGGGAGCTGATACTAAGGGGAACTACTACTGCCCAGAGAGCAGGCTTGTGTATGAAGCAAATCACGCCATAAAGCAGGTAGAGCCAAAGTACCATGAGAACATACACAAGTTCCTAGAGCAACTAGATATTGATTATGACTGGATATGCAGGTACCTGTACTTCTCAACCGACTGTACAAAAGCCTTACCGTGGCTCCATATGTTTGGAGTAGCCAAGTCCGGAAAGACTTTCCTGGCGCAGTTGATAGGAACTCTATTCACCAGCCAACCACTACTCAACCCGATAACCGGAGGCGACTTTCAGACTGGCTGGGGAGGATTCTCCAGTGATGCTGATGGACGAACAGATTCCCGCAAACCGATTTTCAAACAAATCAACCATAAACAAAATACAAAGAAGCTGGTGACAAGCTACGTAAATAGAAGTGAACAGAAAGTATAATGACTGAGGCAAAAGTTGAAGGGTACCACCGCGTTCTATCTACACAGAATGCAGGATCCCCAGAGTTGCCATTGGCAGACCAGGAAGACCTGGGAGCACTTATGCGTAGAATGATGCCTATATACTTTGGTGAGGACCAAGTCAAATTCTTAGAGGGGATTCCTCTCAAAGAGACAGAGGGATGGTTGAATGGGCAGTTTGCAGAGCACGTTGCCTATATACGAAAGAGCTTGGGGGAGATAGAGGCTGAGGGAAGCATTGCCGTGACACCTCTTGAAAACAAATACATAAACAAGAAAACGCTAAACATATCACCAGAGCATAGAAACTTCTTGACAGGATTGATTGAGTATTGCTCTATCGTTTCCAATGAAACCACCATATCCAATCAGGAAGAAGTAGGAATAAGCACGAGCAAACTGGTGAAATACCTGCACACCAATTCTTATACAAAGGGATTGTGGGACGGAAGCGAAGCAACCAAATTAATAAGACACGCCATGCCGAACACTGAGCGCAAGCGTGTTAGAGAAGGTGGGGGAAGCGCTATACGCATGCAGCTGATAAGACGTGAGGAATTAGAAAAACTTGAGGCTAGACTTTATGGAGAGGAAGTATGATTTGCCCAGTATGTTCAACGAGAATGGAGGAGAAGGATAATTGCACAGTGGTGTGTCCTTTATGTAAACAAGAAATAAAGGCTTGTAGTGCTTAGATTACTTAAAAGAATGTGGGAGTTGTGGAAACTGCCTGACCCAGTACGCCATTGTGATTTTCACAGGAAATACGGTTGCGCCCATGTAGATGGGTTTTTGTGTGATGTTTTAACGTGCGAAGGATTTGATGATGAAGATAGCAATAGACTTTGACGGGACTTGTGTAGAACACCAGTTTCCACAGATAGGGCCAGATGTGCCAGACGCTGTAGATACGATGCAACAACTAGTAGACGAAGGGCATACTCTTTTTCTATACACCATGCGTAGCGGTAAGTATTTAGCTGAGGCCATTCAGTGGTTCGCGGATAATGATATTACTCTGAGCGGCATCAACAGGGATCCAGAGCAGACTGACTGGACCAACAGCCCCAAGTGCTACGCGGAGCTGTATGTCGATGACGCAGCTTTCGGAGCGCCACTCATACGCGAGGGCGGTAAGCGCCCGTATCTTGACTGGAGCGGAGTACTTGAGGCAGCAAACAAAGCGTCTAATCCGATAGTTGATTTATAAAACAAGAAATAAAGGCGTGTAGCACATGACTGAGGAGCAATACCTAGAAGAGCTGGAAATGCTGGAGAAAGACCCAGTGTTTCTAGCCGAGCTCATGGCGCTTGATGAGGAAGAGGAAAAAATACATAATAAAACCACTTGACATCCTGAGTGTATAGTTTAAAATAGTAGTCATTAACCTTTACTCAAGCAATATGACTACAATCAGAACCTCAGCGTCTCAAATTAAAATGTATGAGGACTGCCCTATGAAATGGTACTTGGGGTATGTCCAGAAACTAAAGCCCCCAAGCACTCCAGCACAGAATTTCGGGAGCTGCTTTCACATGGCGGTTGAATACTACATACGCAGTGGTGGGGAAACCTTAGATACTTTTGAGGATCTGAAGGTACGCTTCGTAGCTAAGTACGTAGACAAATATGATGAGGATGAGATCGCAAAGACACTCAAGTTGAAGTGCACTGAGATTGAATACAAAACAATTTCCCGACTGGTGCGCAATGCCAAAAAGAAACTGCAGCCCTGGATTGAGTACAGCGCAGACGTAGAGCTTGAGATTAAAGGCTCAGTCATAGAGGGCGTTGATTATATAGGCTACATAGATTTACGCCTAATCAACCATGCAGCAAAAGAAATACTAATATTTGACCACAAGACTACCAGCAATTTCAAGTATTGCGAAACGCCTGAGACCCTTGTTAACGATATTCAAATAGGCATGTACTGCCGACACACCAGGAAAACCCTTCCTGACTTGGCAGAGTACAAATTGTTTGTTGGCCACATTCAATACCTAAAGAAGTCGCCTAATGAGGTACGTTCAGCGAAAGCAAAAATGCTTGATAAGCATATTGATATGGTTTGGGAGCGAATCCAAGATGCATCAGCGAAGATGTTGTTGATCAAGGAAAGCTTCTCAGACGATTTTATTTCCGCAATGCGAGGGGTTAAGCAGAACCTCAACCACTGCAACAAGTACAGAACAAAGACCTCCCCCGGCTGTGCGTTTCAAGCCGTGTGTCATGGAGGTATGTCCGTGAAACGCTTACGTGAAAATTTTGATTTGGAGAAAAAAGCAATGGAGAATTTAGACAAGCCTGTGAGCCCTTTACAAGCAGCAAGCAAAATGACAGCAAAACCCTTTAAGCAACAAATGGAAGGGATTTAAAACCCCCAACTATGGTTGCCGCCGCAGTGCCTAAACCTGAGGCAACTTTCCCCGAGCTGGACCTATCAGCTTACGAAGTTGACCTTGGCGTGACCGAAGCAGAGTGGGACAAGACCCGTCTATCAGCGAAAGAACATATCTCAGCAGACTACCAACGCAAAGTGGAGATGCTCCACAGGAAGATGGAAGATGTTTGCCGCGACGAATTGAAGGTACAAATCGTACCCACCGTGGATCAGGTTTTGAAGGGTGGAGGAAAGAACACCCGCAAAGAGCTGGCGAGAAAGTGCTATCAGATGGTGAAGAACCTCAAAGCACTGGGCACAGCCTACCCTGCAGAGCGTGAAACACTGTTGCGCGACGCAAACAACCTGGAGCTTTTCCACGAATTTTATGAAGCAGCACTACAGAAGATGGAAGCCGAAGCAGCAAAGAGCGTAGGTGAAGAGGTGCCAGTGCAGCCTAACCCTCCCACTCCACCAGTAGCGCCTCCCACTCCACCAGTAGCGCCTCCTGCCGCACCAGTAGCGCCTCCTGCCCCTCCTGCCCCTCCTGCCCCACCTGAGGACGTAGAGGTAGTTGAGGGTGGCGAAGTGTACGTAGACGATGAATTGGTGGTCCCTGAGCCCCCAGCGCAGTCAGCTCCCACTCCTCCACCAGCCGCGCCAGTGGCTCCCCCAGTAAAAGAGCAGCCAGTGGCTCCTCCCACCCAGAATGAGCAGGTGAAGGAAAAGACTACAATCTTAGTGAATTGCTTCATACAGAACTGCCCTATATCGCCGTTAAGTGAATGCTACGCTGCAGCTGAAGCAGAACTAGCAGCACAGTACAAGCTGCCAAATATACGTTGCCACCAGTATAATGAGCCCGTCAAGCAGATGCTTGGAAGGATTGGTATGATAGTAGTTGAAGCCCGTAAGTACTCCTTAATCTCAGCAAACGGGAATGATCCAGTGGACAACCTGGTTGTTGATGAGCTTGAGAGAATCGGATTCCCAGTAATTAGAGGTTTGAAATAATGCTTGTCGCCCTTGATCCATCCATGCATTGCACCGGAATAGCGATATTCAATGACTGCACCTTAGTTGAGCACTACAATGTTGAAGTCCCCAGTAGAATAACGGGATCAGACGCAATTATTGAGATGGTCAGCAGAGTGTACGACAGTATGCCTGCAGGCCATTGGATAGAAACTATAGTCGCAGAAGTGCAAACATACCGTGGATCAAGGGAACGAATGCAGAAACAGCAACTACTTGATTTACATGCAGTTTGCTTCTCTATGGTATGCAAACTGCATGGATTCAAGGGTTGCGAATGTGTTACTTATACGCCTTCAGAGTGGAACGGTGGCGTGCCTAAGCGCGTCATTCACCAAAGGATTCGCGATAAGTACGACATAGACAAGAAGTCTGGGCCTGAGGATTACCTGGACGCTATTGCGATAGGGGACTTTTATTTGAGGAAACAAGGATGGATCGCCTAAAGACAGCAGAAAAGAAAGCTGATGAGGTAAAAGCCAGGTACCTTGTTGGACTAAAGAATAACTTGGACAGGTACCTACCGCGTAATGGGGTACGACCCAGAAAGACATGGCTAATTTGCTTGAGATGCATGAGACGGCGTTCAGTCGTTTCATGTGTGAGGTGCGTAGAGGATTGACCAGGGACAGACTTTTGCGGATAGAATCGTGGTTGGATAAGGCCAGAGCTACAGCAAAAAGACTTGAGCTGGAATGATAAGTGACGAGATACTGAGAGCTCGTGAGGCCGCTGGGCTTGGTGCTATGAATAAGCACAAGCTACAGCAGGCCCCCATAGAGTTTACAAATAAGTACGCCCCAGCACTCAGAGAATTGTTGAGGGGAGAGAATATGGACCTGTGGCCAGTGCAAGCAGACGCATTGGCTACAGCGTATGAGTATGATGGCCTGTTTGCACCGATAGGAGTAGGTCACGGTAAGACACTAATCTCCCTACTCTTGCCGCATGTGCTGGATTCCGACAGAGCAGTACTTTTAATTCCCCCGAGAATATGTGACCAGCTGCTAAAGGCAGACTGGCCAGCATTTGTTGCAGAGTTTGGGGAGCTATACGAGATACATAGTTTGCATGGCTTGACGAGGGAAGAGAGGAGAGACAAGCTAGCAAAAGACTGGCGAGGTTTGATGGTGTTCCCTTATAGTTTACTGTCAGTCAAAGATGCTGAGGATATGTTGGATATGATGGATGATGCTGATTTGGTAATTGCTGATGAGTGCCACTACATTGGTAACCAGAAGTCGGCCAGGACAAAGAGGCTACAGAGATATTTGATATGGCAGTCTGAAGCCAGGTTTTGTTGTATGTCTGGAACAATGACTAAGCGAAGCATTAAGGACTATAAACATTTGCTGGATATGTCGCTCAAGTCCAGGAGCCCACTGCCGGATACCTGGATAGTTTTGAATGAGTGGGATGAGTTGCTGAGGCCAGACACCGAAGACATGTTCAACTCTATGTGGAACCAGAGAAGCCACGACGTACAGTCTCTGGTTGATTGGGCACAGCAGAATGAGCTATTCCCATACAAGGCAGTAACTCAAGAACACTTCCGTAAGATCTACGCTCAGAGACTTCACTCCTGCCCAGGGGTGGTAGCTACCTCAGGCAGTTCAGTTGATTGCGCATTGAGTATTGAAACTCAGATGTTCACTCACGTACCGCATGACATTAGCCACCACATACACAACCTTACTGACAAGTGGGTGACACCGGATGGAAATATCATAGAGAGTGCACTGGAGTATGGTAGGTATTTGAACCAGCTCATAAACGGATTCTATTATGAATGCTTCTTTACACCGGATACTCCGGTACACGTTTTGGAAAAAGCAGAGAGACACACTAAGTTCAAAAAGGCGCTAAGAAAGTTTTTAGACCGCAGGAAGGAAAGAGACTTTGATACTCCGTTCCTGGTGCTGGAAGGATTACGTGCGAGAGCCCCAGACGTTAAAAGGCTTCAGGCAGTATATGACGAAGCATACCATGACGGGGATGAACCTAAGAAGTCCCGCAGAGAGGTATGGCTGAGTGACTGGAAGTTGAAGCAAGCCGAAGAGTGGGTAAGGGATTTGGATGCTACAGGCGGTATCATTTGGTATAACTGGAATTTGATGGGAGAAAAGCTGTATGAGTATTTGGATAATCTGTTTGATAGTGTACTTTATTGTCCTGCCGATTGCGATTATTCTAATTTTGCCGGTAGCGGAAACGTTCTGGTATGTGCGTTACGCGCTCATGGAACTGGCAAAAATCTCCAGAAATACAATCGACAGCTCTATCTCGAATGGACCAGTGGTGCAGCAGCGTGGGAGCAAGGGATCGGAAGGTGCCACAGAGCAGGCCAGGAAGCAGATGAAGTACGGGTACACGTATCCTGTGCAACGAGGGCGGAGAGGCTACGGTTCCTGAAGACTTTGTCTCAGGCCAGGTACATGGAAGAGACGGGGGCTGGAGCACAGAAATTGCTCTATGCTGACTATGATAATAGCGATTTTGCAAAGTCGGCCAGGAACTCAAAAGAGGGTTTGGATATAAGCAGATTGAAATATATTTTGTAATCACTCTTGACACCCAGACTATCAAGATTATACTATAGTTTCCCAAGGCAATTTCGCCTACAATTTCAACTTCAATTTCAAAGGAGAGTAAAGATGGGAATGAGAGATTCGATAAAGACCGAGACAGCCGCAGGAGGCATGGGTCAGCGTTTATCCGACCGGAGCATGGACGGAACACACCACGGCTACTTGGCAGCCGTAAAAGAGATTACTCCTCACAGTGGCCCAGCCGTTGTGATGGACTTTGTATGCAACGCCTCAAACAATGAGGTAGTGCAGAAGATGGCGCAGGATGCCGCTAACGCTGGCATTGAGTTGGCCCCCTTTGGCCTTTACTACAAAGACAGTGATTCTTCTCGAAGGAAGATCATGCGCATTATCTGCAACATAGCGGGGCAAGATGATAAATACATTCGTGAAAACCCTGTGTATGTGGATGCATTTTTGGACGGAGCTTTTGATGGGATACCCATTCAGGTGATAAGCGCAACCAAGCCGCAGAAGGCCAGACCGGAGTTGGACTTCACCAACTACGAGATAACGCCACTGCAAGCAATTGACGCATATAAGATCGTCAATGAATATTTTGCAGCGAAGCAAGGCCAGCCTGCACCTACTCCAGCAGCACCCGCAGCACCCGCAGCACCCGCAGCACCAGCAGCACCAGCAGCACCAGCAGCACCAGCAGCACCAGCAGCACCAGCAGCACCAGCAGCACCAGCAGCCGCGCCCGCAGCACCCGCAGCACCCGTTGCGCCAGTTGCTCCCCAACCCCCAGCTGCCCGATAAGTGAACGCAGTAGGGTTTGATACTGAAACCCACCTAATTGCTCCAGACCAGCCTACACCAAGGCTGGTTTGTGGCACTTTTGCGTGGGAGATGGAGGGCAGGCAAGACGCTATTTGTGATAGAGATGGGGTAGTTGAGAATTTCAAGTATTGGGCAGAGCAAACTAATTACACGTTTGTTATGCATAACGCAGCATTTGATACCACAGTACTTGTTGTTAATTACAACGAACTACTGCCAGTAATAATAGATTTATACCAGAGTAAGCGCATAGTATGTACTCAGATAAATGAGAGGCTAAACTATTTGGCTCGTAACTCTTATCTATTCAATACGCTAAAGTTTAATCTCGCAACATGTTACGAGAGGCATACCAACATAGACATAAGCGCAACTAAGGAAGGGGACGACATTTGGCGTTTGAGGTACAATGAACTTGATGGTGTACCCTTGGCTGAGTGGCCAGCTGATGCAACCAAGTACGCACTTGATGATCCTTGGGTTACACTGGAGTTATACAAGGCACAGCTTGCTAAGTTCGGAGCGCCTATGGATGATATGTACTACCAGGCATACGCAGACTTTTGTTTGCGGATGATGACCACTATAGGTTTTGCTACTGATCCAAAAGCCTTTACAGCACTCAAGCATAGAATACAAGAGAACATTGCAGAGAACCTACCAAAGCTAGAGACCGCAAAGTTGTACGCATATGATCCTAAGAAAGAAAAGACGCACCCAGACTTTCCTTACAAGCAACAGAAGAAAGTATTTCAGAGAATAATAACGTTGGCAGCAGAAGAGGCTGATATTGCAGTCCCGAGAAAAGACCCTACAGATAAGATGATCGCAGCTGGAAAGACTGAGGGGAATATCTCTTGTGACAAGGACGCAGTGTCTTTACTTGCTCCTTATTCAAAAACATTACAGACGTATCAGAAAGTATCAGCTGATCTTTCAAACCAGTCAAAGTACGTGAAGCCGTTGTCTGTAGAGAGAATGCACTCTCAATTCAATATACTCATGGAAACAGGCAGGACCTCTAGCAAAAACCCCAACTCACAAAACTTTCCGAGGGAGGCTGGTTACAGAGAATGCCTGGTACCGGATCCAGGGCATTTGTTGTTAGCCATTGACTACAGCTATATAGAGTTGGTGGCGCTGGCCTATGTAACTAAAATGGTGCTTGGAAAACCAGAGAGCGAGTTGATGCTATACCAGACTATTCTATCAGGTAAAGACCCTCACCTTATGACGGCTATTGAAATTATGAAAGCCGAGGGAAGGGAGGAGTACACTACGTACGAAGATATACTTGCGGGACACAAAGAGAAATGTAAGACAGTAAAGCAGTATAGGCAAATGGCGAAGGCCGTTAACTTTGGGCTGCCTGGCGGACTAGGAGCCGCGACGTTTGTTGACTTTGCGCGAGGTGGTTATGGCGTAGACATAACTGTAGAGAAAGCAGAGGTGCTGAAAGACACATGGATGAAGCGCACGTATCCAGAGATGGAAAGCTATTTTGATTTTATTTCTTCACTGGAAGGAGACGCAGATGGATTCACTATTAACCAGGTTTCAACAGATAGGATTCGCGCTGGTGCTAGTTACTGTAGTGCTTGTAACAGCTACTTTCAGGGACTTGCTGCAGATGGCGCGAAGCGTGGCATCATTAAAACCTTTGAGCTTTGCTACACGAATCCGGAGTATTTTGGATGCTGCCAGAAACTTTTCATACACGATGAAATTCTTTTTCAGATTCCTAATTTTAGTGATAAGGCGAGACGGCAGAGTATAGTTGATGGGCTTGAGATTGCTATGGTTACTGGTATGCAAGAGGTCATGCCTGGAATGCCAGTGGGTGTAGAATCCACATTGACTGAGCGCTGGATAAAATCAGCTGAACCTGTTTTTGATTCTATGGGGTACTTAGATGTCTATAAAGGGTGAAAGACTGAAGACAGCCCAGGAGTTGTTTGAGCACTTGGCAGACGGTGGAAGGGCTATCCAATACTGTCCAGTAGTTGACGGGTACAGTGACCCGTTCTCTGTAGGAGAGGTTGAAACTATAAACATGGTGGAGTACAAGTACTATAAGGAGGGAGAGTATGCTGGCCCTTTTGGAAATTTGCTTTGGGATAGGAATGTAGGAAAGTACCACTTCCACCTTACACCGGATGGACAGTATGTAAGGAGAGAGGATTATGAGCGAGCAACGAACGAAGACAATTGACGAGATGCTACGAATGGCCACGAAAGAGGCCAAACAAGAAGCCAAACTCTCTGACACCAGGCACAAGCTGGTTACTAAATTTCTTGACAATGTAAAGGAAGATTGGGGCATAGGTCCTGACCAGTTTGCACGTTACGTAAAGACAACGCTCGACACTTGCCTTGAAAAACAGGACGTTAAGACAGCAGAGAAGTTGCTGGACATGTGGTACAATTTGATGTTGGCACCAAACAACAATAGTCAAAAACCTATTGTCTGGCGCTTCTGCTCTGAATAGAATTGAAGCTAAGTATGGTGGCAAGAAAGATTCTGAGGAGGGAGGGGAGCTGGACGCAGAGACTTCCGGCACCTACTCCTGAGGAAGAGCTTGCTATGATTGACGCTCAATTGGCCGAGGAGGAACCGAGCATTGACTGTTAGTAAAGAGGCGCTGCTACGAAGGAAAGCAGAACTTGAGGAAGAATTAAAGGAGAGGGAAGATGTACGCGACAAGCAACTCAGAGCAGTCGGGAAGAGGAACATATATGCTTACACACCACACCCCAAACAGCTGGAGTTTCACTCCTCAAACGCTCGTATACGCTTCGCGCTTGGAGCTAATTCTTCCGGAAAAACTTTATGTGGTTGCGCCGAAGCAATCTTCTGGTTCACGAAAAGCCACCCTTATAAACCTTGGGTTAATTCTGTGGTGGGGCCTACACATGGCATTGTTGTGGTGGTTTCGAGGGACCAGCAGAAGTTGCCTGGTGGTCCTCAATCCAAGTTGCTCCAGTATATGCCTGACGATGCTATTGCTAAAAAACGCAGCGGACAACCCAATATTGTATACGCTAAAGACGAAGCTATAGGTGTTATTCATGGAAAAGACGGATCAACAATTACGTTCATAACATCGAAAGCAAAACGAGATACCTACCAGGGCGTTCGTGCCAATTGGATATGGATTGATGAGGAATGTATCCCGACGCCTAAGAAATGGAATGAGTTGATAACCCGTGTTCCAGCTGGTGATGATTACAAGCAGGATGAGAAGTTGGCTGGGCGTTTGTATTTGTGGATGACTGCCACCCCCAACCTGGAGGGAACCACTTGGATGCAAACAGCGCTTTACGAGAAAGCAAACAAGCCGGATTCAGAATACCGCCTGTGGCAAATGTCGCTGCAGGACAACACCTTCATGACAGACGCAGCCAAAAACTCCATGATGGAGGATATCACCGAAGCAGATGAGGTTGAGTACAACGCGCGTGTGCATGGTGCCTGGCAGATCCGAAAGGGATTGATTTACGATAAATTCAATCGCGGAGTGCATGTGATTCCGCCGCTCACGGAAACTTGCCTGGACACAGCTAAGGAAGTCTGGAGAATAATTGACCCGCACGAATCCAAACCAATTGCTGTTTTGTGGGTAGCTGGGATGCCAGATGGGAGGGCCATCATATTTGAAGAGCTCAATGAGCAAGGGATTGTGTCTCAAGTAGCGGAGTGGATTAAGAGGCGCTCAATCTCCTATGAGCACAAAATCGTGGAAAACATCATTGATTACTCAGGGAACAAACGCGCCAGGACAGACGGAAAATCCATATCTCAAGAGTTTCGAGCCAATGGCATTGCCTGTAAAAACTGTGTAAAGACAGTAACTAAAGGGATAAACGCAATAAAGCGCATGTTATTTTTTGATGACACCAGAGCACCCACTCTTTACGTGACAGCCAATTGCAGGCAGACTGTGGAGGAATTTAGCCTATATTCTTGGAAGCCGGACAATTCTGGGCAGCCAAAGAAAGAGAAGGATGAGATGATGGACAACATACGCTACTGGGCCTGCAGCCCAAAATCTAGGGCGTACGTAAACGCCTCCCTAAATTTTGCTATGGACAAAAGGCCGGGAACGATTATTATAAATGAAGTACAAGCCGCAGCAAATGCCGCCAGGAAGGCCAGGCGTAAACAATTAAACACTGGATTAGGTTCGGGAGTTGGAAGATAATGGATAACGTTTTACTTGAAAAGGTACTGGAGCTCACTGAGCGCGTTACTTTGATGGAGCGTGATTTGGCTGTGTTGAAGAAGTCGCGTTCTGTGAAAGCAAGGTCCCATTTGCCCAACGAGAGAGCCCAAGAGATTGCAGCGAGTGAGAAGAAAGCCCTTGACAATCTACCCTCTCCCAGGAAAATGGAGACTCATTCAGAGAAAAAGAAAAGGCTAGAAGCTAAGTATGACCAGCAAACTTGATGCCCCTTTTGCAGGAGAAGTGGGAAACTCTCCGGCGCAACAAGGAGCTGATGCTGACCTAATTGCTGGGCTAAATCGCCAGATTGAGATAGGCATGGATGGTATGTCTGAATGGTTGGATGAGTGGCAGGAGAACGATGAGTTCTACCTTGGCAAGATGTGGAGCGCTACAGAGCAAAGTAAGCGCGCAACTTGGCGTTCACTCCCCGTTGTGCCTATGGTGTACGAGGCCGTTGAGACAATTCACGCTGTAGTTACCGACCAGCCCCCAGAATCGTTTTGCTACCCAAGAGCGGGAGGCACTCAGGAAGTTGCTGAGATGATAGGATCCCACCTTGGATTCTTATTTGATGATCTTGAAATTGAAAGAAAGAACGCCAGGATGTGGAGATATGGCCTGGTGAAGGGCACTGCATTTTGGAAAGTTTGGTGGGACCCCAAAGAAAAAGAGATACAAGCTGATGTGGTGAAACCGCAAAACCTGGTTGTTGACCCATTTGCTGACAATATGGATGAGGCTAGGTGGGTAGCTGAGAGAAAGAGAGTTCCTCTTTCAACGCTACTTGAAACCTACCCTGACCTGCATGAGCGCTTGAAGCGCGCAACTTCCAGCCAAAATATTGGGCGCGAGCTCTATGACGCCTACCACAACGACAGAAAAGACGAAGTAAATGCACAGTCTGTTTGGCTGTGGGAAGTCTGGTTTATTGATTCTACAATGGTAGAGCAGGACGTGGCAGGAACCGACGAAAAAGATATTAAGAAGAGCATGAGGAAATACCCGAGAGGGCGAGTTGTGAAATTCACAGGTAGAGTGAAATTAGAAGACCGTAAAAACCCGTATAAATTCGAAGGGTCAGGAAGGCGACTGGCCATATGTTAAATACGATTGTATTGAGAACGTGGAGGAATTTTATGGGACTTCGATTGTTGGCCCAATTAAGTTGCAACAGCTTGAGGTTAATGAGCTGGAGGCTGCTATTATGGACAATATTAAGTCTATGGGCAATCCAAAAACCTACGCTATCGCTGGCGCAGTGGATACTGACACGTACACGAATGCTCCCGCGTCTCTTACTGAGGTTGAAGCTGAGGATATCAACACAGCAATCAAAACAGAACAAGGAGCCAGCGTATCCGGTGATGTATTCAAACACCTCGAAAGCAAGAAAGCAGATGTACGCAGAACTTCTGGAATTACGGATGCGATCACAGGTCAAGTCGCAGCCAGCCAAAGACCAGGATCAGTAAAGGCCGCCTTTGAGGCCAGCATGGGAAGAATGAGGGAGATGATTCGCATGAACAATTCCGCTATGCAGGTCCTTGGGGAAATGATGGTTGACCTCATGCAGCAGTATTACAAAGCTGGGAGAATTATCTACCTATCGAACGATGAGGGAGTGACAGATTTTGAAGATCCCAACATGGCGCCACTGGTACAGCAGGCCCTAAACGATCCTAAAGTACAGAAAGAGCTCAATTCCCCATTCCGTGAAATTACAATCCAAGAGCCCAACCCAGAGTTTCAACAGGAAGTTGATGCACTTCAGGCAGCTGGTACGTTTCAAAGTCTTGATGATGCGAAGCGCGCAGTTCAGGCGAAGGGAGTTATTGAGTTCAAGAACAACATTTTTGAGGGGCGCTACAAATACCGCGTATCTGTGCACCCAATGCAGGCCAGGGACAAGCAAGCCTTGGCGCAGGACATGACCAACATGATTCAATATGCTGGGGAGGCAGGGCAAGACTTGCTACCTCATGTGATTGAAGCACTTGATTGGCCAAACCGTCGCGCTATAATACGCGACATAAGACAGAGTAGGAAGCTGAGGCAGCGTATTGCAGAGTTGGAAAGTCAGGTACAGGGCCAGCAATCGCCCCCTGCACAAGGCGCCCCTGCAGGAGCCCCGCCAGTAGCCTAATATGAAGTTGCTCGAAACCAGGCACTCCGCCCTTTCGATTTGGGACCCACGACAAAAATGTCGCGTCAAAGTAGGAGATACTTTTTATGAGTGAAGAGACAGCCACAGCAACACCAGCCGCACCAGCCGCACCAGCCGCACCAGCTCCGGAAGCCAGTCATTGGTCCGAGCAGGTTACAGCACCTGTAGCAGCGACACCCGCAGCTCCAGAGGTTCCGGAAATACCGTACGCGGTGAGTGAGGATGGAAGGTTGCAGATGACAACTAAAGTTAATGGCGAAGAAGCCAAACTCACTTTGTCACCTGAGGAGGTTGTAGATCGGATTCGTAAAGGGGAAACGTTTTTTCGTAACCAGGCAGAGTTGAAGCAAAAGGAAGCGGAGCTACTCCAGCAGGCAGAGCAATTGAAGTCTTATGACCAGATTACTCTTCAGCAGGCAAAGGAGCTTCAGGACCTTCGCAGCACTGACCCAGCTAAATTCAATGAGCTCATGTATTCTATGAATAAGCAGTTAGTTGATAAGCCGCAGGAAACACAGCCAACGTCTATTTTGAATGATGATACCAGCAAACTGATTGATGGGATTGCGCAGATAGCAAAAGACAAACCAGAGCTAGGAGTTCTGAATGACATTGCTACCGCGTTCCGCCAGCTCAGTGAGCAATCTGCATCCGAGTTATCAGCAGTCAAACAAGAGTTGGCTAAAGCTACCGGGACCACAACGAAGCTTGAAGAGAATCTCAAGCAGACTGAGGAGCAGAAAAAAGTAGCACTTCAAAACAGGCAGCTGAATAACGCCAAGACTTTTTTGGTCGAAGCAGGGGTTACAGAAGAAGCAATCAGATCAAAAGCAGAAGCGTATAACAAGCTGTTTTATGGTGGCATGGACCCTATTGAAGCAGCTAAGATAATCTATGCTATTGATATGAAGAGTACTCAGCAGAAGCCTCCAGCTGAGGAACAGCCATTTGTACCCATGTCACCTGGTTCAGCATTAAGTAACGGCTCAGGCCCAACCGACGCAGAAGCAGAGAAAGAGATGGCTATATTTGGTAGGAGGCTAGAAACTCCAACTTAAACCAATGAAAGGACAGTAACATGACCCAGATAGTAGGCCGTCAAAGTACCGGCAATATTAACCAAAAGAATATCCCCATCGATCTAAGCCCACAGATCTATAAACTGTGGCCATCGATTTCCCCCTTCTTGACATTAAGTCAAGCTCTTCCCTCAACTAGCTGCATGCAGCCTAAGTTTGAGTGGTTTGATAACGATGATCGCCCCGATACTGACACAGTGAATGGTGCGATTGACAATGTAACCACTACTCTGGTTGTTGACGACGGCACCAAGTTCCTTCCTGAGGAAACCTGTATTATCGTTGACAAGACCACTGGAGCATACGGAGAACACATCCGTATCACAGCTGTGTCTGGCAACAACCTCACCATCGTTCGTGGCGTAGACGGAACTACCGCAGCAGCTATAGCTGACGAAGATATTGTTTACAATATCTCTGATGCGCAGACTGAGGCATCCGACCTGCCTCAGGCAATCGCAGTGAAGTTGAATGACAACTTCTCTTACACTCAAATTATCCGTACCGTGACTGAGTACTCAAAGACTTTCATGCGTACCGATTTGATTGTCGACCCCAAGCCATCCACAACAGGCGTGACGAAAAAACCCGTGAACACAAGCGCAAGATGGAAAAAGCTTTCATTTTCGGTCGCCGTTCTATTGAAAACGGAAGTGGCTCTCAGCCTCGCCGGTCAATGTCTGGCCTGCTTGAGTTCATCGAAGATGCTCAAACAGCTGGTATCGACAACACTTTGGCAGCTGGTGGAACCTTGACTGAAGCTGCTTGGGACCAGTTCCTTGAAACCAAAGCTTTTGCTTATGGTTCGCAGAACAAAGTCTGTTTGGCTTCTCGCAGGTTGATCTCTGTTATCAACACTTTTGCCAAAGGCAAACTTGAGGTGACAATGGAAAACAAGAAATACGGAATGGCTGTCATGGAATACATGAGCCCCTTCGGAAACTTGACTTTCGCTATTCACGAACAATTCACCAAAGACTGGAAACCTGGCCAATGGTGGAATTATATACGACCAAGACCAGGTCCGTATGCGCGTTCTTAATGGCGCACCCATTGTTGAGTTTGAAACCGACGTTGTCAAAGATGGCGTTGATGGTGGCTCTGACGTATGGCGTTCTGAGATTGGCTTAGAGTACGGCTCTAAAGCTACCCTCGCACTTATAACCGGCGCAACAGCAGCAGGTTAATCCGAATATCCCGCCCGAGCTGTATCCTCGGGCGGGATTTCTTTTTACGTATCGCCATAGGAGAAATAAATGGGAGCATCACTTCCTGCACTAGGACCTTTTAAGTACCACCAAGTTTTTGACGGAACCACAGAGGCGCCGATAATCAGCAGCACCGCTGCCTTCACTACCCTCCCATTCACTGTCGACCACACCGCTACTATCTATGCGCGGGGCCTGGTAGCTGACACCATCAAAGTACAGTTTTCTGTGCCTGACGGGAATGGTGATGATGTGTGGGAAGATTTAGGAATAGAGCTTGAAGCATCAACACCAGCCAGAGCACAAACCTCCTATGGCCCTGGAAGATATAGACTTGTACGTGTCGGCACAGCTGATACACTGTCCGTAGCGATTTACACAGCAAGGAGAAAATAATGGCTGGCCCTTTTAGCTTACCTTTCGGAGGCGGTGGTGGAGCTGGCGGCGATCCTGGTAGTATTGACTACAAGGGCTCACTTGACGCTACTCTCGCAGCAAACCTCCCAGCTTCTCCTAGTGACGGAGATATGTACAGAGTTTCTGTAGCTGGATCTTTTGAAGACGATGCTTCGATCTTCCCGGCCTCAACCTATTTTGATATAGGAGATGCTCTATTCTGGGCTGATAATGTCAGCCTGTGGCAGAAGATTGAATCTGACGATCACATGGAGCCTAACTCTGAAGTGGGAACCACAATTGCTATGACAGTATTCACTACGGCGCCGGTAGCACCTGTCAACGGAACTATGTGGTTCAGATTCGAAGGCGGGCAGATGTTTATAGAACGCAGAGAATCCGGAACTACTTACAGTGTGGAGCTTGGCTAGGTGGCCAAACAATTCACAATACCAGCGGCTACTGAGCTAACAATACCTGCGTCTACTGTCCTTGAGGTAGACAGTACAGACGTATGGACTGACCCCGTATCGGATTACCTGTTTAAGTACAAATTTGACGGTACTGACTCTAGCCTTACCAGAACCGGCACTGATGATTATCGTTTAGCACCCGCCGCACCAGAAGCACTATGTAATTGGCAAGATGGCGCTACACAGTACTGGAACTCTACAGACGGGGCGTTGGTGCAGGTAGGTACAGGAGCGTATTCATTTTCATTTTGGTTTAACGTGAATAGCGCTACAAATCAGTGTATTATAAATACTGGTGCTGGCGG